AAAATGATCCAGAGGGATTTCTTACAGCATTAAATGGTTGGCAAGAAGGATATTCAGATAAAGCAGGTAAATACAAACCATTAGTTGAAATATCTGTTAATCAATATGGATTGCAACATGCTAATGCTTTGTATGTAGATAAAGCAAATCTTGAAGATAGACAGGCATTTAATAATGAAGTTGGTTTATTAGATGGTGATTTGAATGATTTAGAGTCTGGTATTCAAGGATTATCTGAACAGCCGTTTTTTTATCTTGGCGAAGGTGATGATCAAGTTTCTCTTACAAACGCAGAATTTTTGTCTAAGTATAAAGAAAAATTAATTAGTCAGGTAAATGAAATATATGAGTCTCACCCTACAAGATATTCTAGCGATAATAGAGATAGAGATTTAAGAAGAATAGAAAAAGCATTTGCTACTGTACCTGTTACAAGAGCTGTAAATGCTATTGCAAATGCTCAATACAGTTCTGATTTAGAATATGATAGACAACTTAAAGAAGCTTCTTTAAATGATTTAGCTCTTGCTTTAAGGGGTGTGTCTATTAGCCCTCAGTCAATGGAAATATTAGCACAGTTTGGTTTTGATGAAGATTATTTAAACTCAACTCCTTTTATTATAAGGAAAGATATTGCTTCAGATATTACTACTATTGCTAATACTATTTCTGAAAACGAAACACTTAGAAGAGATTTAAAACAATCTATATTAACTCAAGAAAAAATTACAAATAATATTTCAGTTACACCAACTGAAGTAGAAAATTATTTAAAAGTTGGTCTTGGTATTGAAACGCCTAATGATTTATACAGAGTGCTTTTTTCAGAAAAAGGTTTAAATGATACAAACTCACCTTTGTTTAAGGTAATGTTTAATCAACAACAAGACTTGCCTCAAGTATTTAAAGATTTTTTTAAAAAAGACAATATATTAAGACTAATTAGCAATAATCAACAAGATGCAACGGGTCTTGTAAAATTTTATAATGCCTTAACACGAACACAAAATAATCAATTTTTGTATAGAGGGTTATCAGATAGCACTATTGAACTAATGACATCAATAGAACTATTATCACAAACAGCACAAGTTGCTGATATACCAGAAGTAGTAAGAAGATTAAATGACCCTAATATAAATGTAAAACAAACATTTGAATCTTTAATGGGGGAAGATTTTAAAACACTTGATGAATATATTATTAAAGAATTTACTTATGATACTCTTGCTTTTGGTGATGAAAGAGGACTTACACCTGCTGAAGATAATTATGTAAGAGCAAGTTTACCTAAACTTGTAGCAGTATATGGTAAAGAACTAGGCACAGAAGTAATGAGACAATCTTTATCTAAAAGATTTTATAGAAAAGGTTCTCGATTTATGGTTCCTGAGTTTAATGTTTCTCAGTTTGCTCCAGAAAGATTATATGGAGAAAAAGGAGATGATATCCAAGAGTTTCAGTTTCAAGCGCAAATGATTTTAAATACAATGGATGATACATCTAAAAAAATATTTTTAAATGGACAAGAGCCTGTATTTGGTGAAAATGTTTTTGTTGCAGAACCAAGAAATATAAGTGGAGTATATCCTACTTATACATTAGTAGATGAATTTTCTAGGCCTATTATTGTAGGTAATACTGTATTACAGGTAAATAGAGCAGGCATGATTAAACATCATCAAGATTTAGCTAATGAACGAAATAGAGATTTGACTCGCTTTAATGAGTTAGCTCAAAAAGGCCCATATATCCCAACATTATCTTCTAATGTACAACAACAAGCAGATGAAATAGGAGCAAATGAAAGTAAAAAACCAATGATGAGTTGGAAAGAATTAGGAAAATTAATAACACCCAATTTTTTTGGTAATTAAATGGACATAAGTTTAAGAGAAATATTATTAAGTCCTGATGATATTATTAGGTATCAAGATGACCCTTCTTTTGTAGAAGGGTTTAAAGCTAATGTTGCTTATGTAAATGCTCCGTTACTGAATAGTGTAGAAGAAGGTGTAAGATTTGGTGCTATTCCAAAAGACCCTAATTTTAAAGCTGAAATACCTGATGATTTATTGCCACATTACAAACAATTATATCATTATAAAAATGAAGAACATTTTAATTTTCTTGTTCAAAATTTAAGAGCTTCTTTAGATAGAAAAAAAGTTTTGTCACAGTCTGGTGTATTACCAGCTTTGACAGCTATGCCTTTTGATCCATTATTTTTTATTAGTTTTTCTCCTTTATTTAATATTGGATTAAAGGGCAAAAGTCTTTTGCAAACAACAGGCGCATTTACAAAACAAGGTAGTATATTTGCTCTTGCATCTGAAGCAAGACGTGCGCCTTTCGATGTAAATGAAGAAGGAGAAGTTTTATCTAATGTTGCTACAACAACTATTTTATCTGGTGCGCTTGGATTAGGATTTGGAGCTACACCTATATTAGCAAGAGGTGTTAAAGGTACTGTAAACAAAACAATAGGTTTAGCTAGAGGTAAACAATCTAAAAGATTTATAGATGAAGAAGGTAATATTAAATTTTCAGATGAAAACTATACAGAGTATGATAAATCACTAGGCGATTATGATTTAACAACAACAGATTTTATTCCTACTCCTACTAAAACAGTGTTATCTGATAGAAAAATACCTCAATCTGTTAAAGAGTTATTTGCAAAAGTATCTTACAATTCTTCACTTGGTATTAATAGACAACGAAAAGGCATGGGTGAAGCTTCTGTTGCACAAATGATTACTACGCATGATGGTAATGCTTTTAAATTAATAAACGAAATGGATGAATTATACAGTCGAGATATTAATATAAACAATAATACTAAGTTTGCAGATACACAATTAACAGCAGATGAATGGTGGGAAGATACTGTTACTCGATATATTAATCAAGATAATCCTGACCCAGCTATTTCTTTACCAGCTGTAAATGATGCAACACCAAATCAAAAACAAGCGTTTACATTAATTAAACAGTTTTTTGACCAGTATGATTTAGAAGGCAGATATGTTGGTTTGTTGTTAGATGATGTTAAAATAAAAAAATTAATTCAAGAAATAGATGATACGTTAGCTGATAACGCAAAAAAGGCTAGTGCTATTGAAGCTAATGTTCGAGCTAAACAAGGAGCAACAAAAAAACAAACTGCTGAATTAAAAAGACTAGATGAAATAAGAGAAAGAGAAAGTGCTAAACGTATTGAGTTAGAAGATGCGTTAGAATCGCCAACACGCAAGAATTTTAGATTTTCTATTTATTATGATAGAGATAAATTACAAACACCAGAAGGCAAACAAGCATTTTTAGAAATGGCAACAAAGTCTTATATAAGACAAAGAGCTACAATGCCTGATAAAAAGTTTGCTAATACTCCAGAAGATGATGCTCTAGCTACATATAAGAATATAATGCAAGAGAGTGATGAAGAAATGGAGGCTAATTTTTCTGGTAACTCAAAGCATTTAAAATTAAGAAAAACTGGATTTGAAGAATGGGAAGTAGAGCCATTTATTCAAAAAAACAAAGATGTAATATTTTCTTATGCAAAACGTATGGGTGGTCGTATTGAGTTTGCTCGTAAGTTTGATAACAAATCTGTTGAAGATATTTTAAAAGATATTGAATTAGATATGAAAAAAGCTAATATGCCTGATGCTAAGATAGCTAAAACAAAAGCGGCATTTTTAGCAGAATATGAACGTGCTACTGGTGGCCTTATTAAAAGTGCTGATAGGTGGGACAATCAACTTGCTATGATTCTAAAAAATTATTCTGCTTGGGTATATTTGCCATTAGCAGGTATATCTGCTGTTGGAGATTTAGGAACTATTTTACTTCAACATGGTTTAAAAGATACAATACAAGCAGGTATAACAGCTTATACAAATACTGGTTTTAGGGCAGATATAATTAAAAATGGTAGAATGGGCGGTGATATACTCGAAGCTGTATTAGGTGATACACAGCGTAGAATTATTGGAGATACAATAAAACGTAATCAACCGAATGCTAGAGAAAAATTTATAGCTAAAGGAAATCAATTATTTTATTTAGCAAATCTTTTAACACCTATTACACAAGCTGGTAAAACATTAGACCATGTATTAGTTAATAATAAGTTTTATCAACTATCTCGTAATTATAAAAATTTATCAAAATTTGATAAAGAATATTTAGCTCGTTATGGAATCACAGAAGAAGATGCGGCTTATTATGCACAAATGCCATTTGATAAAGCAACAAATGGTAATTTTTATTATGCAAATATTACAAAATGGAATGCAAAAACTGCTCAAGAAATAGAAATGTTACGCAAATGGCAAGCGGCAACAAATGCTCATGCTAACAATTCAGTTATCTATGGGCAACAATTTGATATACCTCTAGTTGCAAATGGTGTTGTGTATGCAAAAGACAATTTATATTTTCAAGGCGCGAGAAAACTTTTTCCTACTTTGTATAAGATAGATGAAACTGTATCTACTACTAATACAAAACTTGTAAGACTCGAAAGCCAGTTAATGACTTTACCTTTTACTTTTATGAATTTTGCATTTGCAGCCAATAATAAAATTTTAGGCAGGATACGTGACCCTAATCAACAGCATAGACTTACTGGTGTTATCGCATTAATGGGATTATCATATCTTGCTCTTGATTTAAAGAAACCTTACTGGTGGTTTAAAGATAAAGATGCAACTAATCTTGGATTAAGAATTATAGACCATTCTGGTATAACTGGTTTGTATTCTGATTTAGCATATATGGGGTTACATATAGCGGCAGGTACAGGTTTGTATGATGCTGAAAAAGGATTGATAAAAGGAAAGTATGCTCCTGATTCTTTTGATTCTGTATTAGAGCCATTTGGTGCGCCAGTTGGTTTAGTAACAGATTATGGTAGAGCCGCAGTTGATTTCTTTAATGGGAATACAACTGAGGGTACAGATAGATTAGTAAACTCTTTACCTCTTATTGGATTGCCACATATTTTTGGTGATACAAAAGCGATGTTAAAAGATTTAGGCAGATAAATGTACATTGAGTATTTGTTTTATAAATGATAGGAAAATAATATGACTATTTCATCAGGAAATAATGCACGTAGAGTTATATATCAACTAGGGCCAAATTTAACTCAAAGCCTTTGGACAGTACCATTTGAGTTTAATGACTTTACTGAGCTAACACTATTTTATCAAAGTAATAGTTCTACATTTGGCCCACAAATATTTAACTCTGACAATGGTGGATTAACTTCTTCTGTTGTATCTGGAGGCAATGGTTCAACAGGCAGTATTTCAAAGTCTATTACAGGTCATTCTGGTCTTGGTTCAACAGTAGTTATTGTAAGAAACACAGCACTTTCTCGTACTACAGATTTTCCATCAACAGGTGCGTTTGATATTACACATCTTAATACAGAACTTGATACGTTTTTGTATATGGCGGCTGATAATAAAGATAGAGCAGAAAGAGCCTTACATTTCCCAGAGCAAGACAGAGTTACTAATTCAGAAATACCTGAGTGGCGTGCAAGAGGTGGCAAAGTATTAGGCTTTAACACAGATGGGCATCCAATAGCTTCTCCATCTTTAGAGTATTCTACTATGTTGACTCAAACAGGTGCAGAAGGCTCATCTGCTTCTGTATCTTATCATAGTGGTTTTTATAGATTGACATTTACTAATCCAAGAAGAAATACAGGAGCCACAGGGCCACAAGGGGCTAATAGTGCAACCGGGCCACAAGGCCCTCAAGGAGATACAGGAGCTACAGGAGCTACAGGTCCTACTGGTGCTACTGGAGCTACTGGAGCTACAGGACCTCAAGGCCCAGCTGGTGCTGATGGCAGTACAGACGCACAAACTCTCGACAGCTTAGACAGCATACAGTTTCTTCGCAGTGACGTCGCAGACACAAAAACAAGTGGCAATTTGCATTTTAGTGATAATGTCAAAGCTACATTTGGCGATACGTCTTCACCTGATTTAGAAATATTTCATGATGGCACTAGAAGCAGAATTACTGATGCAGGCACAGGAAGTTTGCGAATAAATACAAATAATTTTGAAATAAGAAATGGAGTTGATGGAGAAAATATAGCAATATTTCAACAAAATGGTGCTGTAGAACTATACTACGACAACAACAAAAAGATTGAAACAACCTCAAGCGGTGCGACAGTCACAGGTCAGTTAGTAGCAACAAGCCTAGATATCTCTGGAGATGTCGATGTAGATGGCACACTAGAAGCTGATGCAATAACTCTTAATGGTACTGCTTTAGCAAGTTCAGCTACGACAGATACAACTAACGCTAGTAACATTAGTTCTGGCACTCTTAATGCGGATAGATTGCCTGACTTAACTGTATCAGAATTAGCCGCAAACAGCTTAACAACTAGTTCTGAATCGTTTGCAGATAACGATACGACACTTATGACCAGTGCGGCAATTAATGACCGCATAGAATCATTTGGATACACAACGAATACAGGAGATATTACAGGAGTAACTGCTGGTACAGGATTATCTGGGGGCGGCTCTTCTGGTGGTGTTACATTAAACGTATCAGGGCTTACTGTTTCTGAGTTAGCGGCAAATAGTTTAACAACAAGTTCGGAGTCATTTGCAGACAACGATACAACATTAATGACAAGTGCCGCTATAAATGACCGTATCGAAAGTTTTGGTTATATAACTAGTGCAGATGGCGGCAATGCACAAACCCTCGATAGCCTTGACAGCGCATCTTTTTTAAGAAGTGATGCGGCAGATACTAAAACATCTGGTGATTTAACATTTAACGATGATGTAGCATTAAAGGTAGGCACTGGAGGTGATTTATCTATCAATCATGTTTCTGCCACTGGACATACAAATATAGCAGAGTCTGGCTCTGGCAATCTTTTTATTTCAGCCTCCAACCTTACACTACAAACTACGAGTGGAGAAAAGTACATAAGAGGAATAGCTAATAGCGCAGTTGAATTATACCATGACAACAGCAAGAAGTTTGAAACAACTAGCACAGGTGTAACTGTAACTGGTACCGCTGAGATAACTGGCGGTGTTGTAGATTTGAAAAATACAGGCTCACAGTCTGAGCTACGATTATACTGCGAGAGTAGCAATGCCCATTATGCGGCTCTAAAAGCCCCTGCACACTCAGATTTCAGCGGTGATGTAGATTTAACTTTACCTGCTACAACATCTACGCTTCTTAGCACAACTAGCAATTTAGCTGACTTGGCTAATGTAGCTTCAACAGCACCAACTACAAATCAAGTATTATCTTGGAATGGTTCTACTTGGACACCTGCTGATGCTTCTAGTGGTGGCTCATCGACATTAGATGGATTGACCGATGTATCAGTTAGCTCACCCTCAGACGGTCAGGTTTTGAAATACAACGCAACATCCTCGCAGTGGGAAGCAGGCACGGATAATACTAGCTCTGGCGGCACTAACGCAGACACAGTTGATAACTATCATATCTCTGTGGTGACAAGTTTGCCTGCAAATCCTAACAGTTCAACAATCTATTTTGTAACAGGATAAACAATGTCTTTTGAATCATGGATTAACAACCCAAGCTACGAGTTGGTTACAGATACTGAAAGTAATGCACTTATTATACAATGCACTGGCTCTATCAAAACAACTACTAACGAAGTTTTTGATTACAATGATGAAATTACTATCGTTAATGACCAAACAAACATACCTTTTTATGCACTGCATGATGAACTTATAAGTGCTTTTAATAATTGGATTATGCAAAAAGAACAGGAGCATAACTAATGCCAGTCGTATGGATAGACCCCTTCATTGCAGGGGCTGTAGCTCGTTCAGACACAACAATACTAGGTCATGGAACTGATACTGTAAATTACAATACAGCCGCATCAAGAACAGGCACGTACCTTAATCCATTTCGGTTTGATGACTGGCAGAGTAATAACTCTTCTGCAACCACAGTTAATGGCGTTACTATAGCGGCTGATACAGAAGTTCGTATCAAAGGCAAAACTATGGCAGACATGACCACTAACATGGGTGCAATGTATAAAAGTGGTTCTTATATATACCCAGAAACAAGCAATACAACTTATGCAACTCTTGGCGGTAATACAGACTATTATACTTCATGGGCATATTTAAGTGGCTCTAACATAGATGATATGTTTCCAGACGTATCTGGAATTGTAAAGTTTCCGTTGTTGTTGCCATTCCCTGCTAATTCAACATCTTCATCTTGGCAAATAGGCAGTACATCAAACAACAGTGATGGACGAGCATTGTATAATGCGATCAATGACGCAGGCTTTACCAAGTTTAATCAAGATGGTGTGTCAGGGAACTTTTGCGATTTAGCGTTTTTAAAACAAGGATATTTACAATCACACGCTCTAAGCAATGGCGATAAATATCATTGGTTTAGTACTAATGGGCGAGTTACTTCATCTAGCGCAGGATGGACGAGTGAGACTGAACAGAATGGCTATTCACTAGTTTCACTATCGCAATCAGATACATACGAGCGTCAGCATATTGTGGGCTCAAATTGTACTTTTGATTGGTCACGTTTGTATATGCGCAATGTATCTCGTAGAATGTATTTTAGATTCGGGCCTTCTAAATCAGGTGTGCATCATAAGCTAGGTATGTTTAGTTGTAGAAATGACCAATATTACGAACAACGTATGTATAATACTGTTGCTTCTACGTTAGAAGTTGGCACGATAGCAGGATATCAAATACAAGTAGATGCCTCTAATGCTAATGGTACTTCACAAGTTAATTTAGTTATATCTAGTGCTGATAATCTACGATTGAATAGTAGTTCAAGCACTAATAATCGTATGAAGTTTGGTAGCATTTATATCCGTAGTGGCGGTACATTTACAGACCAACGTGGCTTTCTAAAATTTAATAATATAGGGACAAAATACGTAGAGTTTTTAAATGGGAGTAGTTACTACTCAACATTAAGCACATCGAACACAGCCGCTTTAAATGGGAATAGGTCTAACTATACAAACTCAAATATTTATGTTTACCCCACAACATTATATAGAGCAGGTGTAGCAGGGCATTGGCTTGGCAATATTCCTGCTTCTACAGCCGCTACCAGAAATCCAAGACTTGGGAAAACATTAGAAACTAATCTAAACAATGAACCATTTTTAGATAATATTTCATTAACTGCAAATAATTGGTGGGAGCTTACTGGGTTACGACAAGAAACAAATTACGGCAAATTACCTATTAGGGATATTGGTCGTTTGCTATGTGGTGGTGCTAACTACAAAACAACTGCTAATCAATTAGCAACTTTAGCAGGTAAAATACTAACAACATCTGTAACAATATTCCCTGCAAACTTTGGTATAGAGTCAAATGATTATGACAATAAGCCTTTAATTATTATGCCAGACACAGGGGGTAGCTCTGAGAGTGCCGCTTTTGCTTATAACGAAACTGTAAATGGTGAGGCTGTTGTTGTGTTGCAAGGTGGTGGTGATAGTGGGAGTTATGCTTATGGCTTTGAGTTACAAGTGCCAAGTGATTATGACCCTGATGGAACAGATACAACTAAGGATAGTATAAGAGCAAGGTTGAGAGTAAGCAGGAGTAGCAATGTTTCATCGTCACAAACTTTTTATTATATGTATAGATTAGACACAGATAACCAAATCTATTCAGTAGCCCATAGCTCTAGCAGTATATCTACAGACCAGACTGCTCCAACTTTAATAAATCGCAATATTAATAAACCTGCATCAGGGTTGCGTAAAATCAACTCTGTTTTAATTTACGTGAATTTTAGAACAGGCAGTACAAGTACTGCTGAGAGATTGTATATTCACGATGCTTACGTGGAGACTTATTAATGGCTATTCCGAGTATATCAGGCTTGGGGTACTACAAAGGTTTGAATGTATCACCCCTTGGTGGGTTTTATGTTTCTGCTACAGCAAGCGATAGCGATGATGTTATATCTTCAACAAGCATTAGCATAGGCTCAACAACACCAACGAGCATTTATGTTGGTAGTACACAAGTTAATGAAGTGTATGTTGGCAGTACAAAGGTGTGGGGATGATTGAGCCAGAAAAAAATATTGAAATAGATGTTCCTTTAGTTATTGCTGGTATTTCTTCACCTGTTTGGTTGACTGTTATTAACGATATTCTTGGAATAGTTTTAGCAAGCATTGGTATTATTATTGGTTTGATAAGATTGTATCAAATTATACAGAGCAGGAAGAAGTAATGGTTGATCCAATATCAGCTATGGCTATTGCAGGAGCGGCTTTTAATACACTTAAACGAGGCGTTTCTATTGGTCGTGATATTGAATCTATGGGAAAGGATTTATCTCGTTGGATGTCAGCAGTGTCAGACATTGATAGAGCGAAAAAAAAAAAAAAAAATCCTCCAATATTTAAAAAAATATTTAATGCTAAAAGTGTAGAAGAAGAAGCAATCGAGTTATTTACACAAAAAAAACAATTACAAAATCAACGTGATGAGTTGCGTAAATTAATTAGTTCTATGTGTGGCCCTAATGCATGGCAAGAATTATTAAAAATGGAAGCAGATATACGCAAGCAACGCAAAGAGACATTGTATGCACAACGAGAAGCACGAAGACAATTTGTAGAAATTGTAAGCATTTTCTTTTTAACTCTTACTATTGTTGGGTTTTTTATTTTTCTTTTATTTTTATGGCAAAGAAGGGGAACAATATGAGTGCAGAAGAAGTAGCTCGTAAGTTATTAGAGTTAAAAATATTACCACGATTTATGATGTTATGTATGACAGGTGTGTATATACGTTGCATTGAATGGGCATTGTCTCAACCAGATTTGTCAACACAACAAGCAAGTTTAATATCTGTAGTTACTGGTGCTATGACTGGTAGTCTTGCTGTTTGGTTAAACTCGGAGAAACATTGATGATTGGTGTGATTGGAAAAATATTAGGGTCAGATAAAATTTTATCCAAAGGAATTGATTTAATTGACTCGATTCATACGTCTGATACTGAAATGATAGAAGCAAAGACGACTCAAAAAGTGGAGCTATTAAAAAGTTATGCACCATTTAAAATTGCTCAAAGATATCTTGCTTTGATGTTTGGTGGTACATTTTTAATATCTTTTTTTCTTGTGTTAGGAATGAGTTTATTTGGATATGGGAATACATTTGTAATTAGAGGTGTTCTTGATGATTTTTATATTGGAGAAATAATGTTATTAATTATTGGCTTTTATTTTGGCGGAGGTTTAGCTGAATCAATAAAAAGGAAACCAAAAGAATGATGCTTTCAGAAAATTTTTCATTAACAGAATTATGCAAGAGTCAAACAGCTTTGCGAAAGGGCATTGATAATAATCCAAATTCTGACCATATATCGGCTTTAGGTTATTTAGCTATGAATATACTACAGCCTGTTCGCAATCACTTTGGTAAGCCTTTTACGCCCAGCAGTGGCTATCGTAGTATTGATTTATGTTTAGCAATAGGAAGTTCTGAACGAAGTCAACACGCAAAAGGTGAAGCGGCTGACTTTGAAGTTCCTAATGTATCTAATATGGAGCTTGCTCAATGGATTGTATCTAACCTTGATTTTGATCAACTTATATTAGAATATTATACTGGCGGTAATACTGGTTGGGTTCACTGTAGTTATAAAGAATCTGGCAATCGCAAAGAAATTCTTACATTAAATAAGAAACATGGTTATCGTTCTGGATTAGTTGAATAACTTTTTTCTTTTACTTTAATATTAATACAGTTTTGACAGATAACTTTTTTCTCTCTGATAAATTGAATAAGTTTATTTGGTTTCCATTTAACATAATTATTAGCTATTTTTTTGTCTAAGTTTTCAAATGCTAAAGCTAAAGCATTAGTTTTGTATCCACAAACATGACATCCTTGTGATTCTTTGTATTTGTTAAGCCAGTGTCTGCGTCTTTTATATTTTTTGTAAGCCTTTTGTTCTCTTTCTTTTTTCTTTCGATACTGTAAATCCCATTTATCATTTCTATATTTGATAAATTTTTGCCATGATATTGTATCATTATCCTCTAAGACTCTCATCTCTTAATCTCCTTTTTACCTCTAATGTTTCACGTGAAACATAAATAAAAAAGGGCAGAGATCGCCTAAACTCTGCCCTCCTACCTATGTTGGAGAACCACTTCTTCCATAGGTATGTTAGAAAGGAATGTCTCCAATATCTATTTCAGATTGTGGTTCTTGTATCTGAGTTTGTTGTTGTTCGAGTTCTTTTAGTTGTAAAGACATCCAAGCTTTTGTGTTACCATTTTCATCTTGTTTTATTTTTTTCCAACCAGCAATTCTTTTTGGCTTTGTAATTCCGCTTGCTCCTATTGGCCCACCATAGTCTGGTTTGGTTGAGCCTTCTTCTTTTTCATTTTCATACATGATACCTACTTTGTGATATACGTGTATAACTTTTCGCCCATCTTTTAATTGTCCTGCAATTAGAGCAATGTTTTTATCATCACCATCTACATTTAGATTGCCCTGCAAAATAAATTTTTGTTCTGGGAAAGGTGGATGTACGCTACCACGATTTGTATTATCAAATTCACTGTTCATTATTTTTTTTCTCCATTAGTTTTTCAATATTATAATTTATTCTTTTGAGTTCTGTAAGAATCTCTCTGAGTAAAGTAAGCATTACCAATTTCCATCTTCTTCAACATGAGTTGGGCCTAATGCTTCAGCTAATGTTTGTACTTTTGGTGATGGCTTTGATGCTTCATTACCATCATCATCTTCTGATGGCAGACCTAGCATTGATTGAAGACCGTATCGTTTTGCATAGGTAATACCGCTACCCATTTTCTGTGGGTCTGTTGGGTCTTTGGATCGTATCAATACTCTTGATGAACGACTATCACCAGATGGTACATGTATGAGTGTTGTACGTACAAAAGTAATACCATTGCCTTCATGCCATTCAAAATCAATCTCTTGTGTAAAGCATATGCCAAACTCTTGTGCTTTTGAGGCGGCTTCAATAACTGCTTCCAAGCTTGCATAGTTGGATTTGAAGTGTGGATTTTTGCTATCTTTTTTTGCAGATACAGCAAGCTTTTGAAAGTGTAGCAATGCATTATTGAGCGAATTATTATTTGTTTTTGTTGTTTCTTTTTTAGTAGTCATAAGGTTCTCCTATGTTTATTTTGTTGTAATGCGTAATGAGCCACGTTTATCACGCTTGATTGATAGTAGGTCGCAATATACTTCTCGTTCATTGTCTCCTACCATTTCCTTCAAGTAAGACTTAGCATTATTAAATGCTTCTGCTCCTTCTTGATATTGAATATAGTCATGACATGCTGATATAAATTCATTGTCTCCTGTTGCATCTCTTCTGACCATATTGTTTACAGGTATTGTGTCTATTGATACAGGTAGTGGTGTTTGATACGGTTCTGTATCTTCAATTACATGTTGCCAAAACTGTTGTAGTTTTTGTTGCATTACTTTTAGATAATCTTCATCAAATGATATATGAGCGCAATCCCATTTTCTGTTACCAAATATAACAGATAACCAACATCCATTTGATTGAGCTAACCACATATAAAACTGCATTTGTGGCATATACTGACGCAAACAACTTTCCATAGTAGAGTGTTCGTTTGTATGTTTGCACTCTAGTACATCATTCTTTGTTGTTCTAACTATGGCATCGACAGTACCTTTGAGTGGTATGTCTTGCCATAGCATTCTATATTCTTGTTGTTTATTTTTAATATCATGTAATAGATTGTAATTTTTTGAAAACCAATCAACATTAAACTGCTCTGTGTATGAGCCTAGTTGTACTGCGAGGTTATCAGATAAATCTTCTGGTTCTTTTCTACCAGTTTTGACTAGCCAAAGTTCATGCCAGTCTTTATTCATAATGACGTTCATATCTGAACCGCCAATAAATCCTTGTCTATTCATTTGGTTCTCCTTTGTTTTGTAAGTGGGAACAGTGTCTCTCTAAAGTGTGATAGGTCTGAAACTGTTCCCATTCTAATATGATTATTTTCCTTACTCAGGAACAACATATTAGAAAAACTTATCTTATGATATTACTGCTACTACGCAGTAAAGTCAACCATTTTGGCAGTCAAAGCATCGAACAATCTGGTTCTGAGTTTGATTCTCCAAAGTATATGGTCACAAAATTCTTTGTATGCAGGGAAGAATGTGCATGTCTCTGCAACTCTAGCTATAGCTGTAGCTACAATATCAGCAGGGAAATCTGATAGTTGAAGAGCCATTGCTTTTCTTTTCTTAGTATACTGTTGCTCGTTGATACCTGCTGGTTTGACAACAAGATTAGCAAGTAAATCTAACTGCGCTTCAATCTGTTTTACTGGCAGAGGTAACATAGATAATCGCACCATCTCTACAATTTTTATAGCGGTAGCTTTGTCAGGTATGTCAATATCAAAGCCTTGAAATACTTCTTCATATCCATGTGGCCCAAACTTTTCTTTTTTTCTAAACTCTAGCTTGACGTTTGGTATCTCTCGAATCTTTGCAACTAAGTTGATGTCAACTTGATTTGGATCGTTGACAGCTAGTAATCTGCGAACAGATTCAGTCTCGATTGTTGTGAGTTCTTTTTTTGTTTCCATTTTGGTTCTCCTTTATCAATGGTATAATTACTTTTTCAAACACATCACCATCAAACATTATAATTGTTTTTGGTGCGCCAACTTTACGTTTATAGATAAGCATATCACGTATTACAGTAAATGGATTAGGAAAGTTTGACTTATCTCTGTACTTTACTTCTGCCACCAATCTATTTTCTCCGATGTTGATGACGATATCTCCGCTATATTCTCCTCCCAATGAGCCAGAGAGCGGTTGCCTTTTCGCTTTGATGCCGATTTCTTGTAGCCATTTTGTGATTTGCCTTTCGTGATAGTCTCCTTTTCTGCGATTTTTTCCTGCCATATGTCTCTCTCATAACAGTTTGCACATATTGTATAATGTGTCGGTGGTTCGATTGTAGCTACAATACAAACATACCAATGAGTTACGTATCCACACGCATCACACGGATACGGAACTCCTTGGTGGTTTTGTAATCTCTTTCTTATTGATTTTGATCTCAAGGCCAAGTGAATCTACCCAACAACAAAACATAAATGGTGATGGCAATCTATCGAAGTTCTCCCATTTGCTAATGAGAGAGTTGGCAACGCCAATCTTATCTGCCAACTCTTCTTGTGTAAGGTTCATCTCCTTACGATAGTAAACAAGTTCACGTACTAAGTTTTGAAAGTCTTTCAATTTCTTTCTCAACTTTTTGTGCTGTTTCGTATCGTAAATCTTTACCATGCTTTGCGCGATAATAGGTAGAGTCTCTTACACCAGCAGACACAAATGCCTTTTTGAGGTAGACATTTGCGTCTGCTGATTTTTTTTTTTTTTTTTTCATGTAACTATTCATCCATCCAATATGATGCAACTATGCAGTACTGTCAACTGTCATTTTATTTTTATACATTTCTTTGTCAATTTCAGCTAATGATGTGTGTGGTATTTGTATTTTAAGATGTATAAATCCACCTGACATAGATGTAATTGTAAATGTAAATGGACAAGATTCTATCCATTCGAGTGTTTTTTTTAAGTTATCAGTTTGTACTGTTATCATTTAGTTCTCCATTGTTAAGAAGCGGTAGCCAAACGAAAGGAAGAAACATGGCTACCGCTAATATGAAATGATTCATTTTTATAGCAGAGTCTTATCGAATCACTTCATACTATTACTATACCATTACTTGTCAGTATAATTGACGTAGTGGGATAAAAATAATTTAATTAATATTTGGTCGGTATCCTGCTTCCAATACCTGATATTTATCAGTAGGATAGTGTACGTCTGCAATCATAATCAATTGCTCTGTACCAGACCTACCTTTTCGTTTGTTACCATCCCTGATTATTCTTCCTGCTTCTTCAAGAGGTTTGTATCTGGGTGTAATACTATGAAAGCCAACGTTACCTTCGACAGCAAGTATTTGTATAACATCATCTGATATACATCCTCTGCGTCCAAAGCTTGCGATAACATTGTATACACGTTCGAGTAATATCGAAGTCTTAACTTTCTTTGCAGACTCTTTGCTTGTTTGTGGGTCAGTAGTTCGAGCGTAAGCTGGTGTATCATTACTATTCATTATAGTTCTCCTTTTGTTTTAAGTTGTCAGAGCCACAGGCACATAGTGTGCCGTAGCCCTCACATGGTTCACAAAGTTGTGATTCAAATGTTTCGATTTCACAATCTTGACAGACGAATAGTACGTCAAGATATTCTAAGGTGTGGTATTTCATCATCATACTCAAGTTGCAAATTATTTTTATCAACAGTATCTATCATATCTTTTGGAAGATTTTTTTCTTCCCATGCTAATGTTGCTTTAGATACAAAATATATATAATCAAACTTTGGATTATCTTCTGCTAGATATCTAGCAAGTTCATGTATTTTATCAGGCCATGAAAGACTAGGTGCAATTTTAGTTGCAAGAATTTCATAGTGTCTAGCTTGAAACAATGCCATTAGTTTTTCTCCTGATTTTTTGGTGGTGTGTATGGATAATCACTTTCTAAATCATGTCGTAATACTTCATGGAATGTTTGACTAATATTTTGTATGTCAATTTTTGCTCCATTAATTATAAATCTAAATTGTGATTGTTCTTTGTTAGCACGTTCGGCAAGTTTGTTTAGTTCAAATAATACTTGCTCAACGTGTGCAATAAATGATATAGTCTCTTTCATATTAGTTCTCCTGTGTGAGGCCATTGTTTGATAATGATACCCCAAGCTTGATTGCTTGGGGTATTGTTGTTTGGGTTATCCTCCTATCGTTACCCAATCTGTGCGTGACAATGCTTTGGCAAAGTCTCTTTCTTTGTTAAGCGTTGTCACAATATTGTCGTTGTGTGTTACCCAATGTGTGAAGGCGTTGTATAAAGCCCATTTGGTTTTGCCAAGTGAAGCAGAATATTCCCACCACTTTTGCATAAGTTCACTAACTCTTTTTTCATTGTATTTTTCAGTACCATTTGAACCATACTCTCTAAATGAAAATCTTCTGATAAACTCATACGCATCTTCGTTATCAACCTTATGTTCTGTCCATTGTTTCCATAACTTACTTTCGTTAAAGAATGCAGTAAGACCTAGTTTCATTTGTCCAGTTGCATGAGATAAATTTATACCTAATGCATTACCTCTGGTGTGTTTGTATCTTGTCTTAGTAATAGTATCTGCTGTTGTCATACCATTCAAACAAAACAATCGTCTGCCTTTAGCTTCCTGTAAGAAAGCCCAGCTACCATCGTATGAATTGTAGAATAGTATTTCAAATCGTACATAGTCACCAACAGCAGGTTGAACTGTAAGGTCATCGAATATAATCTTGCCAAACATCTTTGCACCATTGTCAAATGTTTTGATATCAGTTGTGTAATCTTTTGATATGTCAGATTGATTGACAGCATCAAACATACTATTCACAACGTCATCATGTAGAATGTATTCATACTTTGATCCATGTACACCAAGAGCTTCGTTAGTATCAGTTCGTACTAATGCTCTTGCCATAGTGCTGGGAATATTAATATCACCAGCATGTATATGTTTCATTTCAATTGGGAATGCATAGTCTTTTGTGATAGTCATGTCGTTCATTTGGTTCTCCTTTATGTTTGACTTTTTTTCACGCAAAGATAACTAGAATAGCAATCATTACCCCGAACAGCGTCAGCATGAAAGCTATTGCTGTTATCGCTTCAAGTATATTATGTATCATCCTAGTATCCTTTCTAACTGCATATATGCAGTATGCCATATATTCGCACACTGTTCAAGCATAAAAAAAGCTCAAGTGCCTTTGGCACTTGAGCTTGAAGGCTGTGTTATACAGCCTTCAATTTCTTGCTTGTTGTAGTTGAGTATTTAGCTATGATGTTGTCCATCTGTTCAGCTTGCTTGTCAACTTCTGGAAACAACTGTGTAAAAGCTTCTTGAAGATAAGCTTTGAAGTCTTCATTGATGGCAATCTGGTCTTTCTGCCATGCAATATCCTGCTCATTCTGCAAAAGCTTATCTTGATCAAGAAGCTCACCATGCTGTTGGTGTCTGTGAATCATGTCACCAGACTGTTCCTCAAGTTCAGCTATCTTCTTGTGCTTCATATCTGTATTGTATCTGATACCTTGTATCATTCTGTCAATGTGATATTTGCACTGTGAATTGTGAGTCCTGTTTGACAAAGTGAAGCGACCAATAATATCCTGTGCGAAGCCGTTGATGTTTTGTGATTTCTTAGACATTTGTTTCTCCTGTAATGTCAGTTATAGATAAGCTTGGCAGAACACGAATGGCGAGGGCTGTCTAGTCACGCTCGACCGAGCGTCCTGCCATGCAGGTCGACTAGATGGGCATCGACAGTTGTGTTATGGTTTAGCGATTCTTAGCTGACTTGCAGGAGACACAAATGTCTGCTTAAGAAATCCAAAACAAATCAAAAGGCGGAGTACAGATATTATGGGGAGCGGAACTTTGTCAAACAGGACGGAAGGTTCATCGTGTAAAAAAAGGGAGCGACTAGGAAATCAGGCGAAGAAATAAGATTTACATTTGCCACGACAAGCCATAGCTTGTCGCAAATTCTAGCAAATCTTATTTATTGCCTGACATATTTCCTAGTCCATGCGCGAACGGAGGGCGGGTCAAGCATGTTGCAAGGAAGACCCCTCGAAGGGTCAGCCTTGCAAATCCCCCCCTTTGAATTGTGACTTGACAAACATATTTCAACTGGTCCACAAAAGGGGGGGAACACAAGGGGGGGTTAAGAAAGGGTATTGTATGAGTAACGTGGCAACGAAGCAATTAACCGCAAGACAGACGAGGCTTGTTGATACTCTCGTAGCAAATGGATGCAGTGTGGCTGAAGCCTCTCGTCTTGCTGGTTATGCTTCTGGTGAAGCAGGGAGAGTGACAGCCAGTAAGACTTTGCGGTTGCCACATGTGCAAGCGTACATGATGCAAAGGATAGCTGAGACAATGGGTGTGTCTGCTACGGTTGCCTCTGCGAAGCTTGTGCAACTTGCTCGTGGAGCCAAGAGTGAGTACGTGCAACTGGAAGCGAGTAAAGATATCCTAGACCGCGCAGGGTTCAAGGCTCCCGAGCGTCACATGCACATGCACGCAGGAGACATAACCGTGCAGATTGACTTGACATAGCGGTGGGGGGGTCAAAAACCCAACGTGTCAATAGTCAACACCACCCTCACTCTTATTTTTGCCACAAAGGTTCGTTATAAAAAACTATGAATGATTTAGTTAATTACATATTTATTGTTTGCATAGACTTCTTGTATTGGGTTGAAGCACAAACTGGCATAACATATGAATGGCTTAATGTTGTTTTATTTATATTTGTTCAACCTGCATTAATATTGTTATTTTTTATTTTATGGGTTAAAGCACGTTTTGTGCGTTGACATATTAATCTAATCATGTTCAATATTTTTTTATTATGCCAAGTTTTTTACAACTAAGAGATACATTCAACAATCTGGATAAAGCTTTATTACCAGAGCATATTAGTTTTTATGTTCGTGGAGTTCTTAATTCTATGTATGCTCCCTTTATTGGGGCTTCTACTATTACCGAGAATGATGTATCTGGTGAGTATCTCGAAACATTAAGATTTATTATTGAACAATCAAACCCTAACATGCAGGTTGGTGATACTGCATTTATTGATTATTCAGATACTAACAAGCATTTAAACTTAACCAGTATATTTGAAAGAGATTATAATATTGATAGTATTGGCGATAGAATTAAAACTACTCTTGGCGGCTTTACTGTAATAAAAACAGAAGATGGATATACAGTAAATGATGTTTATGATTTTGGAATTGTAGGTAATGTAAAGCGAGATGATTCTTTATTTACTGTTGCTAAAGAAGCATTCAAACAATATAAAAAAGACCCTAGGTTATATGTTCCTGCTAGAGTAATGGGTGGTTACATAATGCCAGAAAATAAAGATGGAACATCTAATTCAGACTCAATGAGAGTTTCTATTAATATTCCGCTTGAACCAAAGATAGAAGAAACTGTTTATGAAACAGAAATACCAGAAAATGCTAAAGAGTTTGTTTTGCGTGGGCCTATGACACCACAAAGAAATACTGTTTGGAATAGTTTTAAAAATTTATTAATTAAATCTGCTAGTGCTTCTGAAGCGCAAAGCCCAACTCCAATGCCAAGACCTACTATATCAGAGCGTATTACAGAACAACCAACACCAAGACCAGATATGTCTTTATTGGCTCAAAGAAAAAGAGCAAGGAATCGATAATGGCTAAGACACCTGCATGGCAAAGAAAAGAAGGCAAGAATCCCAAAGGTGGATTGAATGCAAAAGGTCGTGCGTCTTACAAACAGGGTACATTAAAAGCTCCAGTAAAAAGTGGCGATAATCCTCGCAGAGCAAGTTTCCTTGCTCGAATGTCTGGTAATAGAGGCCCTGATAGAGATTCTAAAGGAAGACCTACCAGAAAATTATTAGCCCTAAGAGCTTGGGGTGCATCGAGTTCTGCTGATGCTAGAGCAAAGGCTAGAGCTATAACCAAACGAAACAAAGCAAAGAAGAGGACAGCATAATGAAAAAAGTTCCGAGTCTTCTTAAAATAAAAGAAGGGGTTACAAAAGAAATTAAAAAGCGTGACCCTAAAGCAAAACCTAAACTAACAAAGGTTGGTCTTTTTGATTTAATGTCTAAAGACGATCAAGATGATTTAAGGCTTGAATTATTTGAAAATGAAGGCCCAATGGGTTCTCCCAGAAGCCCTAATTATGGATATAAAAATGCTTATAAAAAAGCAATTAAAAGATTAGCAATTGAATGGTTTAAACGACAAAGAAAGGGGAATTAATATGCCTATGGGAAAAGGAACTTATGGTTCACAGGTTGGAAGACCACCAGCAAAAAAGAAAGCGGCTAAGAAGTCAATGTTGACTGCAAAACAGAAGACATTACCAAAAGCATTGCAACAAAGAATTATGAAATCAAAGATGAAATGATGCAAAAGAAACGCACACCATCTAAAGCAAAAAAGAAAAAACCAGCAAGGGAGTTACCTGCTGGTAAATACTCTAGGGGATACTAATGGCAGTTAATGCGGCTGGTAACTATACTAAACCTGCAATGAGAAGAAGAATCTTTCAACGCATTAAAGCAGGTAACAAAGGTGGTGCTAGTGGTCAATGGTCTGCTCGTAAAGCGCAGATGCTTGCCAAAGCCTACAAGAAAGCAGGAGGAGGTTATACTTCGTGACTGAATCATTATTAAAACTTAAAAGTGCTGATATAAAATATATGATGAATGATACTGGATTTCGTTCTTATGCATCAAAGGCAAAAGTAAACCTTGATAAGATTGATGCAAAACGAATGCATAATTTATTTTTTCGTTATTTGAAAGCTACTAATAGATGAAAGCTCCCCAACGTTCATTAGTAAACTGGACAAAACAGAAATGGCGCACCAAGTCTGGGAAGCCCTCCACTCAAGGCTCAAAAGCAACAGGTGAACGCTATCTCCCAGAGGCGGCAATCAAAGCTCTATCCTCCTCAGAGTATGCCGCCTCTACTGCCGCCAAACGCAAAGCAATAAGAAAAGGCAAGCAGTTTAGCAAGCAACCAAAGTCTGTTGCAAAGAAAACAAAGGCGTATCGATGAGTTATTTCACACATTCTTTAAAGAAAGAAGAAAGGGATATACTCAGACAGGTTGTTAAGAAAGTACATTTAATACACCATCCAAAAGAATTTTGTACTGATACAGAAGCTGATAAAGTTATTAATACTATTGGGCCAGAGGTTGTAGAGCGTATGATTAAGTTTGGTGTTGATAATAATGACCGCCTTTAAATATAAACCTGATGGTGATATTCTTAAATCTTTTATGAAAGATAATAGTTTCTTTCGAGGATTGCGTGGGCCAGTTGGCTCTGGCAAATCTGTTTGTTGTTGCGTTGAAGTATTTAGAAGAGCATTAGGTCAAGCAAAAAATGCTGATGGTATAAGACGATCTAGATGGGCAATCATACGAAATACGAACCCACAACTCAGAACTACCACAATAAAAACATGGCTTGATTGGTTTCCAGAACATGTTTGGGGGAAGTTTAACTGGTCTGTGCCTTACACACATCATATTAAACAATCTGATTTAGACCTCGAAGTTATCTTTTTAGCATTAGATAGACCAGAAGATGTAAAGAAATTATTATCATTAGAGCTTACAGGCATTTGGGTAAATGAAGCTAGAGAAATACCTAAGTCTATTATTGATGCTTGTACAATGCGTGTTGGTCGTTTTCCGTCTATGAAGGATGGTGGATGCACTTGGACAGGATTAATCTGTGATACTAACGCACCAGAAGAAGACCATTGGTGGCCTATCATGTCAGGAGAAGTTCCAGTTCCAGACCATATTCCTAAAGAAGAAGCAAGGATGCTTGTTAAACCAGACAACTGGGAGTTTTATACACAACCAGCAGGAATGCTAGAAAAGAAAGATGAGGAGGGCAATGTTACTGAATACACTCGAAATAAAAGCGCAGAGAATGTAAACAATATGAGGGAAGACTATTACAGCAATATTGTAATGGGTAAAACAAAAAGCTGGATTGATGTATATGTAATGAATAAATTAGGGAGTATTAAAGATGGCAAACCCATTTATCCCATGTTTGCACCTGATGTCCACATTGCCAAAGAAGAAATACCAGTTGCCGCCTCCCTTCCTGTTTATGTTGGTATTGATTTTGGCCTTACTCCTGCTTGTGCATTCGGTCAAAAAGTTAGAGGCAGGTGGCTAATACTTCAAGAGATTGTAGCTTTTGATATGGGCATTGTTAAGTTTTCTGAAATACTAAGGCAAGAATTATCAACACGTTATAGCATGTGTGAAGCTATAATATTTGGCGACCCTGCAGGCGATTTCCGCGCACAGACTGACGAGTCAACCCCCTTTCAAATATTGCGTGGAGCAGGATTAGTTGCTAGACCTGCGCCTTCTAATGATGTTTCTTTGCGTCTTGAATCTGTTTCCTCTCCATTAAACAGAATGGTTGAAGGCCAATCTGGATTACTTATAGACCCTAGATGTAGAAACATTATAAAAGGTTTTGAAGGGGGATACCAATATAGAAGGTTGCAGGTTTCTGGAGAAAGATTTGATGACAAGCCAGAAAAAAATCATTACTCTCATATACACGATGCGCTTCAATATCTTATGTTAGGAGCAGGTGAAGGCAGACAAGTTATGCACAATATGAACATAACAAAGGGTGCTTTCCAAGCAAAAAGAGAATACGATGTCTTTACAAGACAACCAAGAAAGCGTAGACAAGGATTATGGGCTAGAATGTAAAGGAGCTTAATATGTGTTTACCAAGACCATCAAGACCATCACGACCTGCTGTTGACCCAAATGTTGAAGCAATGAGAAGAGATCAAGAAGCGACTGAACGCAGAAAAATAGCTGACAATAAAGCAGAAGCACTTGAAGCAAGAGTAAGAAGAATGCGAGGTGGCTCTGGATTGCGTTCTTTGTTAACTAGCAATCGTGGTGGATTAGGATATTATAGCGAAACATTATAATGGATAAACTAGCTGAAAACATGTTGCAAAAATACGAACGAGCTAAAACACATCGTTCTTATTTTGAGCCTTTATATGAAGAATGTTATGAATACGCTTTGCCTATGCGTAAGAGTTTTTTTACAGAAGCAATAGGTCAAAGAAGAGATGATAAGATATTTGATGAGACAGCAGTAGTAGGAACACAAGAGTTTGCATCTCGTTTGCAATCTGGTCTTGTTCCTAACTTTGCAAGATGGGCAGACTTCATTGCTGGTTCTGAAGTTCCAAAAGAAGAGCAAGATGCGGTAAATAATCAGTTAGATGAGGTTACAGAATATGTATTTGAAGTTATTCAAAACTCTAACTTTGGTCAGGAAATACACGAAAGCTTTATGGATTTGGCTGTTGGCACAGGCATCTTACTGGTTCAAGAAGGTAATGCAATTAATCCAGTCCGCTTTAATGCAATTCCATTACCATCTGTTATGCTGGACACTGGGCCTGATGATAACATTGACCACGTTTATAGGGAACGCGAACTTAAATATATCGACATACCTATCGCATATCCGAAAGCAAATTTACTTGAAAAAGTACGTAGAGGAGTCGAATCAACGCCAGAAGAAAAAGCCAAAGTCTTAGAAGTTGTTTGTAGAAACTATCAAAAGAAAAATGAAGAAAGATATGATTACTTTGTTATTGATAGAACAAAACAAGAGTTAATACATCAAGAACAATTTACTGGGACAGGCTCTAATCCTTTTGTATGTTTTCGTTGGTCTAAAGCGGCTGGTGAAATATATGGCAGAGGCCCACTTATCAATGCATTAAGCGCAATCAAAACTACTAACCTTACAATCGAACTTGTATTAGAAAATGCACAGATGGCTATCTCAGGCATTTATCAAATGGATGATGATGGAGTTATAAATACAGATACAATAAACCTCGTTCCGGGAACTATCATCCCAAAGGCGCAAGGCTCACAAGGTTTACAACCTATACGTCCTGCAGGTAGTTTTGATGTTGCCAATCTTGTTCTAGGTGATATGAGAAATAATATTAAACGCGCTTTATATAATGATATGCTTGGCGATCCAAACAAAACACCTGCATCTGCAACAGAAGTAGCAGAACGTATGGCTGATTTATCAAGACGTATTGGTTCCGCTTTTGGACGATTACAAGCCGAAATGGTACAGCCTGTATTACAACGAGTTGTACATATTTTAAAGAAACAGGGACGTATAGAAATACCTACTATTAATGGGAGAGAGGTTAAAATACGTTCTGTATCTCCATTAGCACAAGCGCAAGCTAATCAAGATATATCAAACGTATCACGTTATTTAGGTTTAGTTGGGCAAACATTTGGTCCAGAGCTGTTAAATTTACTTGTTTCATCTGAAGATACTGCTGTGTATCTTGCCAAAAAGTTTGGTGTGCCTGATTCTTTAATAAGAGATGATGCTCAAAGACAACAGATAATAATGGCGGCTCAACAACAAATGGCAATGCAACAACAGCAACAGGGTATGATGAATGACGCAACATCTGGGAATTGATGGCTTTCCACGCAGTAAAGAAAATGATGAAATCATTTCCAAAAATTTTCAAAGTGTATTTAATACACCATCTGGTAAGGCAGTATTAGCTTATTTGCGTTCTGTTACTCTTGATTTAGTATCAGGGCCAAACGCATCTGATGGCGAACTACGTCACAGAGAAGGGCAACGATTTATTGTTGCTATTATTGAAAAACGAATTGAACATGCACAAAGGATAAAAGATAATGGATGAAGTTGTAGATAATGTGGAAGCAACAGCAGAAGCACCTACTGATTCAAGACCAGAATGGTTGCCAGAAAAGTTTAAAACACCAGAAGATTTAGTTACTTCTTACTCTAATCTTGAAAGCAAACTAGGCTCTAGTCAAGAAGAAATAAAAGCAAATTTATTACAAGAGTTAGAAACAGAAGCATTGTCATCACGACCTGCTACTGTAGGTGACTATCAAGTTCCAGAAACATTAGATGAATCTCTTGTTAATGATAATGAATTATTTCAATGGTGGGCTAATCATTCATTTGAAAATGGATATAGTCAGGAAGAATTTGAAGCTGGTATTTCAAAGTATGCAGAGTTTGCGGAAACATTTCAACCTGATTTAGAATATGAAAAACAACAACTTGGCGATAATGCAGATGCACGTATTGAGGCTGTTGATTTATGGGCTAATAAATTTTTTCCAGAAGAACTAGGCGATGCAATACTTTTACTTGGGCAATCTGCTCAAGGAATACAAGCATTAGAATATATTATGGAAAAAACAAATAGCTCTTCTGTAAGCCCTGATATACAACCAACAGGCAGAATAACAGAAGCAGATTTGCGTTCTAAAATGCAAGACCCAAGATATTGGAATCCTTCAAAACGTGATCCAGCGTTTGTAAAAGAAATAGAAGATGGTTTTTCCAAACTCTATTAAAGGATGTTTTCATAAAAAAGGGCATGTTTCTATAGTTTCCTCCCAGTATGAACATGCCCAACATCTCCAAGATAAATTAAGAAAAGAAGATTTGTATGAATGTTTTATTCATAGAGTAACCCCTTTTATGGCATTACATCAGCCTATAAAAGAAAAAGATGGGTATGTGTTTACAGCATTATATGAAGATGAACCTGTTGCTATGTTTGGAGTTGCGGATATTGAAAACGATTTAAACATAAATGCAGGTACTGTTTGGATGTTAGGAAGTGAAAAATTATATAAATGTCAATTATCATTAACAAAAACAAGCAAAGAAGTAGTTGATTGGTTAATGAAAGAGTATGATTTGCTTGAAAATATTGTTCCTGCAAAAAATAAAAAAACTATACAATGGTTAAAATTTTTAGGGTTTACAGTAAAAAATGACCCTATAAATGTAAATAATTGCGATTGTTTTCATTTTGTACGTTGCCATTCTGTTAAATAAATGGCAAATAGATAGTATGACCCTCTGTAGCTGACAGCCCTAATGGATAACTGGATGAAGCGAAAAGTGGATAATCTGTTAAATGTAAACTTTTAATAGGAGCTTAAAATGGCGAATACAATAGATGTCGCTTTTATTAAGCAGTTCGAGTCTGAAGTTCACATGGCTTATCAGCGTATGGGTTCTAAGTTAAGAAATACTGTACGTACTGTTGGTAATGTTCGTGGTAGCGTTGTACGCTTTCAGAAAATAGGCACTGGTTCTGCTTCAACTAAGTCACGCAATGGTGACGTAACACCAATGGAACTTGCACATACAACTGTGGAAGCCACCATGTCTGATTTTTATGCGGCTGAATATATAGACAAGCTGGATGAATTAAAGACAAACATCGATGAGCGTCAGGCAGTAGCACAATCTGCGGCCGCGGCTTTAGGTCGTAAAACAGATGACTTGCTTATTACTGCTATGGATGCAGGCGCAAACTCTACTCAGATTAACGATACAAGTGGTGCGTTAGTAAAAGATGATTTGCTTACTTTGTTTGAAACTTTTGGTAGTGCAAACATTCCAGAAGATGGTGGTCGTTATTTAGCAATGCATCCAAAAGGATATGCAGATTTATTCGCAATTACTGAATTTGCATCATCTGATTTTGTTGGTGAACAGAATCTTCCATATGCAGGTGGCATGACTATGAAAGAATTTCTTGGATTCAAGATATTCTCAACCTCCGCAGTAGCGGCTGGTAAAAGCATGGCATACCACACTTCTGCTGTTGGATTGGGTGTTAACTCCGATGTTTCTACTGAACTTAATTATGTTCCACAGAAAGCATCACATCTTGCAACCTCTATGATGTCAATGGGTGCTGTTGTTATCGATAACAATGGTATCTATGAAGTCTTAGATAACAATACGTAGGAGGATTGAATGGCTTATAATTCTGCAAATCTAACTCGTTTAGCAGGTGGTTCTGGTGTTAATCTTTGGCACTATACTTCTGCTGATGCAATTGCAACTGTTAAGGCATCTGGTTATTTTACTGGAGAAGCAGTTAACATGATGAGAGCGAGAGATGTAATCATTTGTGTAGATACTGCTACACCTACAACTTATGTAGCTTCTGTTTTAAGTAATGATGGGACAACCATTAATACTTCACAGGGCACTCAAGTGTCAGAAACAGACTAAGGGATAGGGAGATGTAATCCTAGCTTACATCTCCCTAACATAATATGGCTCCAACAAGCGCATCATCCTCATTAGATATAACAAATCGTGCATTAATTCTTGTAGGTGCAAATACTATTTCATCCTTTGATGAAGATAGTGAAGAAGGTCGTGTATCAAATTCTATGTATGAAGATATGATACGCACATTGCTTATATCTTCACGATGGAGATTTGCAACAAAACAGGCTCAATTAAATCTTTTATCTGAAACACCTCTTGGTAGATATACAAGAAAGTATCAGTTACCATCAGATTATTTAATGCTTCATGCCATTACTGTAAATGATTTAGCAATTGAATATAACGTATATGAAGATGAAGTATATGCAGACACAGATTCAGCAGATACTTTAATTGCTGATTATGCATTTAGAGTATCAGAAGCAAACTTTCCTTCTTATTTTATAATGCTTGCTGAATATCGAATGGCAACTATTCTTGCAACTGCATTAGCAAGAGATGAGCAAATGGCATCATTGTTTAATGCAGAAACAACTGTTATGGCACAACAAGCTAAAACATTAGACTCACAACAACAAACAACACGTAAACTGGTGACATCGAGATTTATTACTGACAGGAGAAGTTAATGGCAAGGGTGCGAATACCTTTAAATAATTTTTCTTTTGGTGAAGTAAATCCCTCTCTTTCAAGTAGAACAGATAATGCGATATATGCTCAATCTGGTGAGAAGGTAGAGAATTTTTTTATACGACCTGAGGGCGGTTTAAAAAAACGTGCAGGCACATGGCTTCATGATTCTATACCGCATGAAGGTATGTCTTCATCTACTTCTAATATGGATGTTCGTCTTGAGCCATTTGTATTTTCTGATGATGAGAAATATATCATAGCATTTGATGATGGTGGATTTACCCCATATCGTGTTGAGCCTAATATAACAGATGCTATTGATAATACTTTTGGTGATAGTCTTGGTATTTCTCAATTAGAAAGAATAACATCAGACCAAATATTTAGATTTAATAATATTGGAGTTCATGGCCCTAGTAGTATTGGTCATCCTATTGGAACTAATCCAGCTAACTCTTATGTCATAAATACAATAGGTGTAGTTAGATTTAAAATTACATTAAATTCAACTAACTTTTTTCATACTTCTTTGACTGATGCTAACTATGCGTCTGGAACAACTCTTCCAATAAGAAGAGGTAAAACAATTTTAAGATTAAGCACGGATAATGGCAAACCATTTACTCCTGCAAATAATGTTTTTCTTTTTGATGAAACATATAGTGGAACAACAACAACAACTGATGTTGGCGGCACAGGATTAGACATAACTGTAATTACGATAAAGTCTGGCGTTAATGGTGCATCAACAAAATATAATATACGTTATTCAAATAATACTGATATTACATTAAAATTTGAAATAGACAGTCAAGAAATAATTCTAAATCCTAATCAACTTTATGAAGAGTTTAATCAATCATCTACGAGTTGGTCGGTTACTTTTAAAGAAGATGTTGAAAAAATTATATGGACTTCTGGTTATGGTGGAGATTCTTCTAATCCTTTGTCAATAGGAACTCTTTCTACAACTCCTACTCCAATGTCTGTTTTAGATAATAATAATGATAATGGTTTAACGAGTAGCGGTAGTGCTCTTTGTTCTCTTGAAGTTTTTACATCAAGTGAAATAACATCAACAGATTACGTTCCTTGTCCTTGGACAAGCTCTACATTAAATCAATTTACATATACACAGCGTGGCGATTTTATGATTATCTGCCATGATACTTGGAATCCTGTGATGATAGTACGTACAGGATTGAATACATTTGAGATAAGAGAATTTGATTTTGATAAATCGTTAGATGGCAATCGTATTTTTCAACCTTATTATAATTTTCAAGAAAGTAGTAATACACTTACTCCATCAGGTACTACTGGCTCTGTAACTCTAACAACTTCTCAAAATTATTTTACTTCTGCTCATGTAGGCACAACACTTTTAATTGGTCAGACAGAAGCTACTATAACTGCATTTACAAACGCTAAGAACGTGACTGCATCTATCTTAGGTACATTAGAGTTTCAACTTGATAGAGATGCTTTAAAGACTGCAAAGGGTTCAAACAAAGTAGAAGTAACCCATGCATTACATGGATTACAATCTGGTTCTTCTATTGTAATATCTGAGGCTGGTGGTGTTGGTGGTATAGGTTCAGGAAATATAAATGGCACACGTACTATTTCTGAAGTAATTGATGATAATACATATAAAATAACTGCTGGTGCAAGTGCTACTTCTACAGAAGACGGTGGTGGTTCTCCAAAGATATCTGGCACTGCGGCAACAACAGAATGGTATGAGCAGTCTTATTCTGCTTATAGAGGCTATCCACAAGCTGTTACATTTCATGAGGATAGATTATGGTTTGCAGGCACACCTTCACAGCCATTAGGTATATGGGCATCACGCACAGGAAAGTATTTTGATTTTGATATTCGTGATGGTGAGGCTGACGATGCAATTGATATTGAAGCAAATATAGGTGTTCAAGCACAAATAAGACATCTTGTTAGTAATCGTGATTTACAGATATTTGCATCTGAGTTTGAATTTTTTATTCCTGCTTTTACAGATCAACCAGTTACACCTGCAAATGCAAAGATATCATCTCAAACACCTTTTGGTATTGGATATACAAAGCCATTACCGTTTGATGGTGTAACAATATTTGCACAGGCTGATGGCAAAACAATAAGAGATTTTTTATATTCAGATGCAGAAGGAGCTTATGTATCTAATCCAATCTCTTTACTTTCATCTCACATGACTGAAAATGTTTATCAATCGTGTGTATTAAAAGGTGGGCTTAATCAGTCTGGTTCTTATTTGTTTTTAATGAGAAGCAAAGCTGATTCTGTTGATTATACAAACACAGAGCTTTTGGTTTATTATCAGATAAGAGGTGATAGACGTTCTGGTTGGGTAAGATGGACAACTAATTATGGATATATGCAATCAATTTGTGCTGTTGATAATCGTTTGTTTGTAGCATGTAATAGACGCTCAGATTCAACCAAGAGATTTGTTATTGAAGAATTTACTAATGCTGTAAATGCAGAACATTGTTCCTCTCCTCATATGGTAAATGATAGTACAGCAGGAACATACGTTGCTAGTAAATCATCAGCACAGTTTCCAAATGCAGGCACTTCGAAAGTAGCCATGTTTACATCAACAAATATTTTACTTGATGAATATACTTTGTCTTCTGGTGAAATAGATGTTGGTGATTATAGCGTTGATTATTCTAGTGGTTATATTGGGTTTCCATTTACAGCAACAGCAAAAACACAAAGTCTTGATGCACTTGTAGAAGGAGGCCCTCTTACAGGTAGACCAAGACGTATTACAAAAGTTGTTGCTGACTTACAAGATACAAAAAGCGTTGTAATTAACGGAACAAAGATGTTGCCAAAATATGTAAATAATAGTCCAGCACAAGGAATTATTGCAGTATCAGAACGAAAAGAATTTCATGTCAGAGGTATTACCAAAGACCCTAAAGTTACAATTACACAAGATAAATCTCTTCCTTGTCAGGTTGATGGTATAGTTGTAGAGGTGGCGTTTTAATGAGTCCAATTTTTTATCTTGCCGTTGGCGGCATAAATTTTATGATGCAACAACAAGCAGGTGTAGCACAGCAACAATTATATAATCGTCAAGCACAACAGTTTGAATTTAATGCTGATATGCAAAAGCTTCGTGGTTTGCAAGAAAGTAATGCATTAACAGAAAAATTTAATACTTATCAAAAACAAGCAAATGCTCAACGTGCAAAACTTGGACGCTCAACAAGTGACCGTTCTATTAATGCAATGCTTGATAAAGCAAGACGTTCTAATAGAGAAGAACAAGCAAGGAGTTTATTACAAAACTTAGCTTCTGCACAACAATCATTAGGTCAAGCAGATATCTCAAGGATGGAAGGTGGTATTGCAAGACAAACTGCATTTTTAACTGGATTTAATTCTTTAGCAACTGGCGTTTATAGAGCGCAAAGTTTAGGATTTGGTGGTGGATAAAATGGCTATTCAAGTATATCGAACATCCCAAAATTTTAATTCACCAATAGGGGTTGCTGGTGTAAGTCAAGCTCCTACAAGATTAGCTAATGCATTTTCACAAGTAACTGAAAATATTGCACAAATGCAATACAAAAAAGATGTAAGAAAACAAGAAGAGCAAGCATTAGATACTGTAAGTCAAATGTCATTGAGACAAACAGACCCAAATGATCCAACTGGCAGAGGTACATTAGTATTTAAAGAATTACCAGAAAGTTTTTCTCCAGTACAAAGAAGAGCTGTTCAAGAAACTCTTGATAAAATGTATGCCCAACAAATACAATTTGATGTTCAATACAAAACTGCTGAATTAGCTAGAGAAT